CTTATATTCGTTAAACGTCGTAACGGTACATGGTGGTTAGCTGGTTTAGACGGTGGCATGGATGCAACAACTATTGAAAATCCATTTGGTCAAAAGTATGAAGATTTTAGCGGACACATTGCTAACTTTTCAGGTAAATCTGAAAGTCCAATGATTGAAGTAAATGCTTCGTTAATCACAGCCTTGTTAAGTCCTGCACTATAAAATAAAATTGGTTTGTAAAAATAAAAGAGCTACTACATTTGTAGTGGCTTTTTTTGTAAAAAAAAATAATGGTTTTAGAAAAAAATACAACAAATAAACTTATCTTTACAGGCACGGAGAAAGGCACTTTGATTAATCCTAATTATTTAATCGAGTTTATTAAAGATGACACAAAAGAAAAAGTTTACTGCATAGGTATTGATAGTTCAACAAACATATTAGTTTACAATAGATGCGATGTTACAGATGTTAGCGGAACGCCAAACCCTTTGAATAGTGAAGTTAAATTAAATGACGGATTTTACATAGTTAATTTTTACGAACAATTAAGTGCAACAAATTTAGACCCTACAGGATTAACAAAAGTTGAAACAAAGATACTGAGAGTGATGAAATCAAATTATGTAAGTCCAATAAAAGAATACAACAATCCTAATAATACAACCTACGTTTACAATGGCTAAAAAAGGAAATACAAGCATAGAAAGAATTTTAGCGAGTAAAGTTAACCGTTTAGAATTACGTGAAGACTTAGGCAATGATATTATTAAGTGGGGTAAGAAAAACGATTGGGGTAATTACTTGTTAGGATTAGCAACTTCACAATCCGAACACGGTGCGATACTTAAAACAAAATCTAAGTATTTAACTGGGTTAGAAATTGAAAGTGATAATTTAGAAGCGCAAAAGTTTTTAAAGTATGCGAACCCGAAAGAGTCATGGTTTGATTTAACAAAGAAATTAGATATTGACGATGTAACGTTTGGTGCAATTGCTGTTAAAGTAATTCCAAATGTATTCGGAAAACCCTTGTATTTTTACCATGTAGACTACGGTAAGTTAAGAGTTTCGAGATGTGGTAATTATTTAGATTACTCAAATGATTGGCAGGTTAATGAATACATAGAACCACGCATAAGATACCCACGTTATTACGACGGTATCAAAAAGCCTTCTATCTTAATTTTAATGGATTATTTTCCGACCTCTAAAAGGTTTGAGGAGTTCTATGCAAAACCTTCTTATAACAGTACTTTAACTGATATTGATACGTATGTAAGGATTAGTACTTACTTTAATAACTTAGTTCAAAATAATTTTGGTAAAAGCGCAATTGTAACAGTATTCAAAGATGACCCAACAGACCCTGAAAAACAATACATAAAAGCAAATGTAAAGAATGAAACAGAGGGTGAGGAAAGTGCAGGCGGTTCTTTAGTTGTATTCACTGATAGAAATGGTAAAGGTGCAGAGGTTCAAGAATTAAGCGGAAGTAATTTAGATAAACAGTATCAAGAGGTAATGAAGAATTTACGTGAGAAAGTTATTATCGCTCACGAAATTAATCCTACTTTAGCAGGGCTTGCAACAGACGGAAAGTTAGGAATGAGCCACAGTAAAGAAATTCAACAAGCACATGAACTTTATATTAAGAAGTGGGCTATCCCTGCACAGGTTAAGAAGATTGGACTACTTGAAAAAATGTTTAGTTTAAAAACTGGGCAGCCGGGTAAAGATTTATTTAAGATAAAACAACTAGACTGGATAGCTGAGGAATTAGACTACACTAATCCAACTCTTCAAAACATTTTATCGAAGGATGAAATTAGAAGTTTTATTTCTAAAAAATACAATTTAGAATTAACCTTAACACCTGTAACACCTGAAAGTCAAGTGCAGCAAACAGGTAACGAGTTCATGAGTAAGTTATCACGCCGTCAAATCAGTAACATGATGAGATTGGTTGATGACTATGAACAAGGTAAAAAGAATTTAAACCAAACAATCATATTATTAAAGGCATTTGGGTTAACAGAAGAACAAGCTAAACAATTCATTAACTTAGATATTAACGAAGGTACAACCGAGCCAACACAAATGAGTAAGTGTGGATGTAATGTTAAGATGAGTAAGGATAAGCAAGATAAAGAGAACTTGTTTATTAAATTAGCTTACGAGAATGCACATGATATTAATGAAGAGGATGAAGTATTAGAAACATTTGAAGTTACTCCGTTAACAATGGATATTAACTTAAGAATGGCAGCTCAACCAAAGTTTACAGTTAATCAATTACGTAATGCTATCTTAACTCAATTTAGAGGTAACCCCGAAATAACAGCCGAAGAGATTAGTGAGTTGTTTGGTGTTGATGTTGCTTTTGTTCAAGAACAAATAGAGTGGCTAGTAAGTAAGCGTTTGTTAGATAGTAATGTTAACGGTCTTAATCCAACTGATAAAGCCTTAGATAAAAAGAATAAAGAAATTAAAGAGGTTTATACAGAGTACTACTATGACAAACGCGAAGGTGTGAAGGGAGCGGTTATACTACCAACAACACGCCAATTTTGTATTGATATGTACAACTTGCATAACGAGAATAAAAAAGCATTGACATTAAAACAAATCGAAAGAATTAAAAACGAGTTTGGTGATAACGCTTGGGATTATTCGGGTGGGTTTTGGAATGACGGTAACGAGATTCAAAACAAATGCCGACACGCTTGGTTTGGTCGTACAAAGGTTAGAACAGTTAAGAAATGAAAGCATTATTAATATCTGAAAATAATTTAAAAGAACGAAGCATTATTAACGATAATGTGGATTGGCAAACCATTAAGCCTGTTGTAATGGTAGTGCAAGATATTTATTTACAAAAATTAATTGGTACGGACTTGTATCAAAAGTTGATGAGTGATGTTATAGCTTCTTTACAGACTGTACCAACTCCAATACCGACTAATTACAAAACATTAATTGATGACTACATTTCTGATTACTTACATTGGATGATAGTTGCTCACGCTGGTAACGCTATTAAGTATCGCTACATGAACAAGGGAGTAATGGAGAAAAGCAGCGAAAACAGTAGCCCTGTAAGCCCTGATACTTTAAAATCAATTACAGATACTTGGATGAATTACGCCGAACATTACGGACAAATGTTAGTTCAATACATTCAGCAAAATGTTAGCTTATATCCTGAATACTTATCGAATAGTGGTGTTTATAAAACGCAACCTATTAAAGTTGCATTTAGCAGCCCGTTTGTTTTTGATTCAAATATTGACCCGTCAATAGGAGTGAGCGAAGCAAGTAGAATAAATTATAATGATTGGTGGAACGTATCGTAAATGAATTACACATTAAATAAAATAGTTGATATACTAGCCGAGTACGCTGCGAATGATTACAGGGTAAATGATTTCTTTTTTGGTGACCTTTGGGAATATGCCGAAAAGAAATTAGATAGATTCCCGGTTATGATTGTGACGTTAAAGGAGTCTGAAATAACCGACCGTTTAGATAGAACTATCTTACAGATAGGTTTCTTTGATAGAGTTGATAAAGGTGAAGCAATTGAATTAGGTGTATTGAGTGATACTAAAGAAATGGCAAAGGGTTTTTACACCTACATTAACAGTCCTTCATTTAAAGATTTTTTGATTAATTCAAACTTACGCTTAAATTCATTTACAGAAAGATTCGACCATGAATTAAGCGGTCATTTCTTTGATATTCAAATATCACAGCAATTTGAAAATGATGTATGTGCTTTACCTGTTAGCGGTATGCCGACTTATTCTAGTAGTCAATTAGTAACTATTGTTAATCAAAATGGTACTGTTATAGCTACTTTAATTGGAGGGCAAAGCTATACAGTTGAACAATTGACAGAAATAATAGATACTATTGACGGAAATACAACAACAGTAATAGACCCTATATAATGGCATTAGCAGACTTAAGACAAGGTTATAAAAACAGCGCATGGTTTACCAGCAATCCAACTTTGGTATTAAAACAAGGTCAGGTAGTTCATTTACTTCAAACGGGTCAATATAAGTTAGGTGACGGAACAACTCAATTAAGTGCTTTATCTTTTTTGGGCGGTGCTGTATTTTCAGGAACAACATTACAGTATGTAAGAGGTGATGGAAGTTTAGCAACCTTTCCAACTTTAGTAAGCGCATTTACGAATGATGCCGGATATATTACAAGTTCAGCGTTAAGCCCTTATTTAACTAGTGCCTTGGCAGCATCTACCTATCAACCGTTGTTAGGCTTCACGGCTGAGGATGTGGCAAACAAAGCAATTAACTTTGCAACTTTAAATAACACTTTATATCCAACTACTCAGGCAGTAAGTAACTATGTGACTGGTTTAGGTTACATTACATCCTCTGCGCTTAGCCCTTACTTATTAGCATCCACAGCCGCTTCAACTTATCAACCAATAGGTTCGTATCTAACAGCAAATCAAACAATCACTTTAAGTGGAGTTGTAACAGGAAGCGGTTCAACTGCAATAACAACATCATTTGCAAGCACCACCGGAAGCGGTGCGGTTGTATTGGCGACGAGTCCAACGATTCAAACACTATTAAGTGTTAATGGTCAAGCGTTGGTTACAGATGGTACAGCAACAACAAGAATAGGTGCTTACGGTGCTAATCAGTCTGCTATTTGGTTTAATCAAACAACGCCAACAACAGCAAACTACGCTCTGTATGGTAGTGCTACACAAACATTTTTCAACGCCACCTCTTTAATAGGACTAGCCATTAATGATTCAAGTACTATTACTATTAATTCAAGTGCTATGAATGTTATTAACGGAAAGAATATAACATTTGGAACTTCAACAGGTACAAGGATAGGAACTGCAACTAATCAATTATTCGCCTTCTGGAATGCAACACCAGTATCAAGACCAGCAGCCGTAACAACAGTACAAGGCTTGTACGATGCTTTGTCTAGTATTGGATTGATAGCTAGTGGAACTATAAGCGCATCTTCTTTAATAAGCGGTACAGCCAATGTTAACTTTGTAAATGAAACAGTAAAAGAAATAACTATTAATACAACTAGCGTATTGACTACAAGCTATATTTTGATTACTTTTGCAATGTCATCAACTAAAGACATGGATGAGTTAGATTTTTATAAACCATTTGTAACTTATGGTAAAATAGTTAACGGAACATCATTTAACGTTCGTGTTTGCCTTGATGCACCAACAACCAATAATTTTAAAATCGATTATCAAATAATAAATTAACAATCAAAAATAAAATAAAATGGCAGAAATTAAAGACCAGTTTGGAAACTACATCCAAAACTTAAATAAAATAGGAGGCGGAACATTAGTCGATAGTAGACCAGCAACAGTTAACTTAGCTGCATTAAATGCTGAGGTGGTTACAGATATATCGGGAGAGGCATTTGCTGCATTCGATGTAAGAGGTACATTTGTTGCAACACTAACCCCTTCTTATTCAATAGACGGTGTGAACTTTATTGACCTTCCTATTTTTGTTAGATCTACAGAGTCATTTGCTTTAAATGCTACTGCTGTAGGGGCTTACTTTTTTGAAATACCAACAGGTACAAGAAAAATAAGGGTTAGAGCCACCGCATATACTAGTGGTACTGCAATAGTTGCGTTAACCGCAAATAAAGGATTGAGTATAGCTTTTATAAAAAATATACCAACAAATCTATGCGTTACCACCACAGGCGCAATAGGTGCAGCCGTAACCGCAACAATACCAGCAGCAACGGGGCTACATCATTACATAACTCAAATAAGGATTGAGCGTTTTGCAGGAGCTTTATTAAC